AATTTTGGAGTTGCAACACCATCTAAATCAACCATTGTAGTTGAAAGATTCACTTGCTCTGGACGTAGAGTTACACGTGAGAATGGCAGAACACGTTTACCTGGATAACCATTGACAACTTCACGAATTTCCAATGTTACTGGAATTGCAGTATCTTTAGTTGCAAAGAAGATGTCAACCTTAGTTAAGAATGCTCCACCTTTGTTGTCAATCAAGAATGTTTGAGCAAGTGGGTCATACCAACCAGTATCTGACAGAACACGTGATGATGTTTCGATGATAGTTCTGCTATCTTCAACTACGTTCTGTACCAACTCAGCATTGCGAACTGCATTTACAGTAGCCTGTTTAGTTTCAACAATACCTTCTGCTCTATATTGAGCACGACCACGAGAAGTGAATTCGCCATTTGCAGTATTACTGTCAACTAATTTAAATTCACGTGATCCAGTACGGAAACGAATAGATTCTGTATTTGGAATGTTGAATAGTAAGTTTACGTCACCACTCTTATTAGTTACAATATTTCCGCCAGTTGTGTTAAGAGTAATTGAGTTAATAACTCCAACTGCGTTAGAAACAGAACCAGTAATCTGTTCATTAGTCTGGAATGTTCCTTTAATGTTCACCACCCATAAAGATTTTGTATTGGTGTCATAGTCTAACTCAGTGCCAACAACAACTGCAGTAGCATCACTTGTAACACCTCTGATGTAATCACCACGATTTAAACAAACCTGTGAATCACCATTAATACGTCTAGCTTCTTCAGCAGCGATACCACCTACGTTTGTTGTAGCATCGAAAGTTCCGCTAGTTAATGTGTAAGTGATTTTAGATGCTGGTGTGCTATAAGCAGAGATATCTACATCATCAAAATATGGATAGAAACGAGTTAATGGTTTTAATCCACGAACCTGAACAAGAATGTTTCTTGAACGAATGTATGGAATGATTGCTGTAGACAATACACGATCTGCAATAACTTGCTTATCAATTTTCGCAACGATGTCAGTTTTAATTCCAGATCTTGTCTGACCAACTTGAGTAGCTGTTAATTCAGCTGTCACCCAACGACGTGCACCACCACCGCTGCTACCGAAGTTTGCACTAACAGTTCCAAATACTCCACCGAAGTTAACTGAACCAGAATTGGCATTCGCAAAACCGAATGTTCCACTAACTTGTTGTCCAGTCCATTGAGTTTGCCATGCATTCCAAACTGTACCTAACGCTCCAGCCTTTTCAGATAAGGTATTAATTGTTGTAAAGTTACCCTCTACGTTATTAATAATATCTGGGCGACGTTCAGTTTCAAACCAGTCATCAGTTTGTGGGTTTAATTTAACATCACCAATAAAGGTGAACACAGCAAATGGGTTAATATTTTCTAAACGAGAAGCGAATTCTTGTTTAACAAGTTCAACGTCTTCAAGAATAGGTAGAGTTATAACATCACCATATTGAGCATAGTTCGCTGCTGTACGAGCAGCATTGGTAGATGCTTTTTCAATTAAGTTGACGTTCTTCATTGTGAAGAATGGACGCAACTCACCTTTGTTCATATCAACAGAACAACGATAGTCAACAGACTCAGCTGCACCAACACCATGACCAGTGAAATTATCTACAATAAATCCGTTCTTCATTCTATCCATACCAGAAGAATCCTGAATCTTTAAAGATTCAGTTTGTTGCTCTAGTAATGATAGAGATGTGTAATATTCTAGATTGTCGATACGCTTCTCTAACTTGCCGATATCACGCATTGTATAGCGACGATTATCAATACTCTCAATGTAAACATTGTTATTTGTAGTATCGAAAGTATATGGTGCTAGAGTTAGCTTATAAAGAACCATACCTGTTGACGAATCTTCTGCATCACCTGGATTGATTGATGATGTTCCAGATATGTTGAAGAAATTACCATTAACGTCAACTGCAATCTTTTCTTTTCTTGCCAAATAATAAGTGAAGTCAGTTGTAATATTAGAACCACGCTTTGGTAGTTGCGTTACTGCACTAAAGTTAATTCCGTCATCATCTATTCTTGGACGGAAGTCTAAACCATCACGTAAATCTGCAGGGATTTGTGAATATGCAATAGTTGCAGGGTATGAGTTAACGCTGCAATAGTCACCTACAGAGTGAGTGAAATATTCAAACGTAACTTGAATTGGTGCTGATGGTGGAGCATATGTATCTTTTAATACAATTCTTCCAAGACCATAGTGCGTTGATCTTTGACCATTATCAAAATCATAACGATCTGAAATGTCAACAGTATAAGAACCTGATGGCGATGCAAAAGATCCAGAATCCATCTTAATGCTATTAATCTTCCAGCAGTCTGCTTTGCCAAGAGATAGAATTGTTGGAGTTGCTGTCGCTTGAGTTGTAAATGTTTTAGTAGCACCAATAACGTGAGTTTTAGTTTTCTCTGTAGAACTAGAACCAGTTTTATTTACAGTAGCTACAATGGTACATTGTTTACCATCATGGGTATTTCCAACGTTAATAACAGCAGAACTGCCAGTCACAGATACGTTATTAATTGTAAGAACATCTCCAGTATCATTTCTGGTGACGATAAAGTTGCCAGTTACAGCACCAGAAGCAAATGTTCCAGATGCAGCATTGATGTTAATATTACCACCAGCAACAGTTTCATTGTATATTGCAGAAACAGTATATGCTGTATCGTTAGTTGCTAAAGCACTTCTCAAAGAACGAACTGTGCTATACGGTAGTGTGAAAACAGCCTTCTCTAAATTAGTTGCCAATAAATTAGTTTTAACTAAACTGTAAGCTGCGTTTGTTGCAGTTAAAGAAGCTGACACTGTCAATGATGTTTGAGAAGCAATTGCAGTCACACGATATGACGCACCATTAACATAAATGTAATCACCTACTACCAGTTCTGTTAAGAACGATGTTCCGTTACCAGTAACAGTCGTACCAGAAGCAGTAACAGAACCAATTAAAGGTGTAGTGATAGGACTAACATCGGCAGTAAATCCAGTTGAATTCAATCCAATAGATTTAACGTGGCGAGAAAACTCTTTACCTGCATTTAAATTGATATCGTATAAAAATAACTTATATGAAGCAGTAACAGAACCAATGGTTCCATTATCCCATTCGATTGCACGAACTCGAGCAGTACCTACTACAGTACCAGCTTCGCTTCCACGTGTTGTTGTTAATTGATCTCGCAGATTAACAACAGAGTTCATTGTTATTGGAGGTAGTTTGCATAGATTATTAACTATTACATAACTACCAATTTCTGCAGAAATGAACGCATTATCTGCTTGAGCATAATCACGAGACTTGCTAATAGGAATATATTCAGTTGCAATCTTTTCAATCTCATATCCACGGACATATGCTTTTCCTGGCTCTAGACCGATGGCAAGTTTAGACTCATCGCCATTTTTGTAGATACCACGATTGTAAACTGGTGCTGTTGTATATTCCCACTGAATACCAGTAGAACCTGGACCATCATACGCAGTACCTGTTGTATGAACAGGAGCAGTAGTAACAGAAGTTCCACTATTTTTTGCTACGTAGGTTTTACCTGCATGAGTGACAACGTCGCCAATCAAGAATGCGGTATTTTGTGTCCATGCGCCACGATTATTTGTACGATGTTCACGAACATCGATATTGAAGTTTCTTACAGTATAATCGCCAGACTCATCAAAAGTACGACGAGCCAATGTTTGTTCTAAAACAGTATATTCTGTCTTAGTAGTAATCTTTTTATTAACGCCATCTTCAACACGTAACAATTCAATGAAGCTAGCATCAGAAGCTGAATCTAAAGATATCTTCTTTAGAGTTAAATCGATATAATAACGATGAGAACCTGGAGCAGCATAGTTGAAACTATTTTGGGCATTATCCAATAAAGTTGCATCTTCTTCAGGAGTAACAATCTTTTCTTCTACATTTAAACCAACACGATATGATGGAGTGTTGCTATATTTGTCAAGAATAATAGAATGTGCATCTACCAATACAAAGAAACCATTAACGTAATAAACACCACGTTCAATGGAAACAATAGAACCGATACCAGTAGGATTTTCTGATACTGCTTGGAATGAATATAAGTTATCTTCTGTTGTGATTACTTCTCCAGCAGCGAATACTTTTGTAGTATTGTTGTCGCCAGAGTTTTTATAACGAACGTAGATAGTTGAAGGTTCATTCTGATCGGCACTTTGTACCTTAATAATCTCTGCTTTAAGGTTGCTATTTGCACCTAAAACAATTTTATCTTTAAGAGAATCTAAGAATGTTTCTACAGCTACACCATTATACAATGGTTGTAATTTAACATACTGTGCATTAGTATCAATCGATATCTGTCCAGGGAGTACCATGGAACCTTGCTTGAAGATATGGTCTCCATGACGCTGAATTTGTTTCTGGAGGATTGATTGTAATTGTGTTAGTTCACGAGCCTGCAGAGCGAAACTTGGGCGGAATAGGATTCTGTAAAATTTGCTATTCTCGTCATAGTCGTCATTATATGGTTCGGTATTGAAGTCGATCATCTTTTACTCTTCTAGTTAATTACTATTATTTATTAGAATTTTATAACAGTTCTAAGAGTTACTGTTTGGTCTGCAGTTGGCGTAAACGCTTGTTTATTGTCTACGAAAAGCAGGTCACCAGAATATTTATCTACTGTAGGTAGAGTTAA